AAAACAGAATCTAAAATTTTTCCATAGTTATTTTATACCTTTCCCCATCTATTAAATCAAATGAACCTGCACTCGGAATATTTGGAGTGGGAGTGTAATTGTATGATATGTTTTCAGGATTACTATCAATAGCACCTAAAGCTACCTCAAAATCACCTTCAAAACTTATTAGTAGTTTACCGTTATTATGGCTAGTGCTTAATAACTTTCTAACGGTTGTGTATTTGTCGTTTTCTATCATCTTATGAATTTTAATTTGCCGATAATAAATATTTCAAAGGACTAATAAACCTCGCTTTACCTTCTCCCTCTTGAAACTCGTAATGATAAAACATATCATGGTAGTTATTCGGGCAATAAGCAAAGCAATCATGTTCAGGTAATGGTATATACAACATCTGCAAATTGGGGAATATATCCTTAGTTATTCTCGCTGGTTGCGTAACGAATATTCCAGTAAAATTTGCATCGTGGTTGTATGTTTCCATTACATCGGTCTGATTCCCTGATTGAATGGCATTCCGCTTGCCTGTGGGTTAGCGTGATGCTTTGCAATCGAACGTATATCCGCTTTTTGGTCTTCTGTTGCCGTGTTCCAAAAGTCGTTAACCACTTTATCCCTTATTGGTGTTTGCAGGTCACGAATAGTGTTTAAAACGGCTGTACAAGCATTAAATACTTCTAACCTTACTCCATTATCTTTGGCGTATTTTTCTGCTGGTGTTTTGCGGATTTGGTTCACCATCAAAATAAATATTCCTGGGTGCTGGTCGTAAAACGATGGACTATAACCGAAGGTTATATTTTCAGTAACAATATTTATCAGTTGCTCATATTCGCCTTCAACATCAGACAAATTCAAAGCATTATCGGAAAGGGTTGGTAAAACGTACATAAATGCAGTTATTACCTTCTTGCTGTTTTCGCTTACAGGCAATTTAACCGCCTTAATCTGTTCATCAAATATCTTTTTGCAGTCTTCGTGGTTAAATACTGCATCTTTGAACTGTTCGCCAAACTCGATTACATGGTCTTCAATCGTTTTGCGCTTGTTGCTCGGCAAATTAATCTTTTTGTTGCTTTTGGTAGCCATAATATGAATAGTTTAAGTGCAAATGTAATAAAATTTTATTTAACGCCCAATACCGCCTCTAGAATTTTCTGTTTCTGATTCTACAATAAGTGTAATTGCATCTTCGGCATCATCATGTAAGTTCTTACCCATTGCCATGTATCCTTTTATATGCTTGGCAAACGCTGCCCATCTTGTTTCCCAATCCGATGGATAGTATATCATATTTTGCACGTCTGCCGCTTTGGTGAATATGCGCACATCTTTATTATCCTTTTGGTGAAACCATGTTATTGAAGTGGTGTAGTTATTTAACTCCCTGCATAATCTTTCAACATTACGAGCAAACCCTCTACCTCCGTTGTTGCTCTCAATCCTAGCTTCTCTGACTTGGAATTTACTCAATTGCTTTGCCGTTCCTTGTTCTGTAATTTCCATACCTTGTTGCGTGTAATAAACATCACGTATGTAGTAACCAAAATAACATGGTGCATAAACAATCGAGCAAAGATAATCATCGCCCGTATCTGCTGTGTCCACTACCGCCTTTAGTTCATCACATTCAATAGGTAGATTGTCATAATCATAAGTGTTGAATGTCTTGTACAACCTACCAGCAATGGGCATAGGTCGTTGTAGGTATTGCCGTTCAAATACTATTTGATTGCGGCTTTCAATCTTTCTTAATTCCTCAATAGTATGTTTAAACTCCCACAATGCACTACCATCGTCTTTTATACAAGGTAGGCTTAAAACGTGCCATTTATCGCTATCCTCTTCCATCAGATAACCGCACAAATCACGTTCATGCAATCGCTGCATAATGATGATAATAGGTGTATTTCGGCTGTTTACACGGTTAACTATAGTGCTATCATAACGGGTGTTTATTCGCTCCCTTTGTAGTTCGCTATCTGCATCCTCTGGCTTTATTGGGTCGTCTATAATCAGCGCACCACCAAACAAACCATTGCCACCACCAGCGATAAAATCAATATCATCCACCTGACCTGCTCCAAATCCTGTTACCTGACCTGCTGCACTTGTGGCATATACCCCACCACCTGCTGTAGTGTACCACTTCTTTTTACTATCGCTGTTTTTCTTTATTTGAACTTCTGGGAATAATGCCTGATATTCTGCTGACTGAACTATATTTTTAGTATCCTCGCTGTTATCGAGTGCCAGATCATCAGAGTACGAAAGATGTATAAACTTTGCACTTGGATTGATTGCCAAACCGTTTGCAATGAAGTTTTTAACCGCTAATTCGGTATTATGGGAAACCATCCCATTCGCAATAAAATTATGGGTATCTTCTATCTCTAAATGAATTAAGTCTTTTACTCCTATAGAAGTAACGCTTTCTACTTTATCTAGATAAAAATCATCATTCTTATACTTTTCTAATTGAGGGAAATGAATGCAAAGAGAATCAAATTTTTCACGGGTAATATCTTTCCCGCTTGCACACCTAAATGGGGGCTTATGTGTTTTATATGTCAGCTTTTCAAATTGGATTATTGAACGTGGATAAGTGTCAATATTTCCTCTATTGAATTTATTTAATGAAAGTTTAGCGGCATCCCTTTTATGGTAAAAGGTTATTAATTTCAATAACTTTTCAGTTTGCCCTCTCCCAATATTTAAATTCCATGCCCCTGCGCAATTATTATGCTTGTATGATATATGCGCTATAATCCCAATAGTTGAAAGAATTTGCTGTATATCTTGTATAAGACCTTTATTTGCTAAGGTAATCGAGCAACACCCATTTTTCTTATTTACTGTTCCATCTGTTGCGAACATTATATCAATGAATATCAATCTCTGCCTAAGAGAAAGAGCGAACCAATCTAATGGTAGCCTTTTGGTATAACAAAGATGCCCGTATATGCCATATTTTTTTAGTATCTCTACTGCATTCCCATTATTGCCTCCTAAAATATTAAAGTCTTGTTTTTTATTGCAATTATATTGCTTTACTTCTATACCTAATTTTGAGCAAACAGAAAAAAGCAAATCAATTATGCATTTATCAGTATTGCTAAATCTTATAGTTTTGCCGCTACAATTACCCTCAAAAATCATCAAAGAAGTGAAAATAAGTTCATTATCGTCTATCTCGTAATTGCTATCATCTACTATTGAGCATATTGTTTTTATCCTATCTCCAATATTTAATTTTGCTGCCTCTATATACCCAAATGTAGTTAGCATTGGATGGTCATAGCTACATTCCAATTCTCTACCTGAACGCATTTTTATCAATACTGATTCCTTTTGCGTTAATTCTGTACCCAAACATTTGCGTTTGACAAGTTTCCCATTTTCGTGAGAATAAACAATGTCCCCAACCCGCATATCTTTTGCTTCTTTCAAGCCTTTATCATTCATTATCATAGAGTGCAAAGATACACATTTCCCATATCTAGGTGCAATGTTGATAATAAGGCGTTTTATTTCGCCACTATACACCTTTTGCAGCGCATCGGATATTAGCTTATGATGGTCGCCAATTACAAATCTTTGGTTTTTTCTCGCCTTAAAGAAATAGCGAGTAAAGAATAGAAAGTTATTTAAACACTTGGCTTTAGCTACCGCCAATGTTTCAATGTCTGAAATCATAGGCTAAACATCAGCTTCAAGTATGTCGTTTATTTTCTTTATTGATTCTTTATTTATATTTAAACTAATTTCTTTCCCTTGAGTATTATCTTTCTCAAATATGCCCAAATGCCTGCCAATATCAACTAATGCCTGCCTCTTATCGTGAAATCTTAATTTGGTGGTGGTGGTTACGTTTCCTTGATATTCCTTAACGGTTGTTTCAACTCCGCTAACAGCTGCTGTAACATCATCCTCTAAGTGCTTTAATTCAAGTATTGAGTTATTACCATTTACAAACGATTTCACATTGCTAAACCCAATTTTTGCAAGTTCTGCAATGACTGATTCGGGAGTAATTTTTACCTTTTTTTGCAGTTCAATTTGCAATTCAGATATATATTTTTGTATGTTAGGTTTTGTTAAGTTTTCACAACCTATTTCTTTTGCGGTATTTTGGCTATACCCTGCACGAATTGCGGCTTGCGTAGCGTTCAAATCAATTAGGTACTCATGGCAAAACTTTTGCTGTTTTGGA